GCACATCAACTACAAGTGAGCGTATGCGCATAACAGACAATGGCACTGTGTTGATAGCCCAAACAGCTAATGATAGCGGAATAGCTGGACATATATTTAACGCCAATGGTTCTGCTTTTCATGTTCGTGATAGTGGAACTGTTTTTGTTATAAATAGGCTTTCTGACGACGGCACTTTAGTTTCGTTTCGACAAGATGGAACACAGGAAGGCCAAATATCAGTAAGCGGTACGACAGTATCTTATAGTGGTGGTCACTTATCACGTTGGTCACAGCTTACTAATGGCACAAAAGATACATCTATTATTAAAGGCACAGTAATGACTAACCTAGACCAGATGGCAGTCTGGTCACATGATGCTGTTGCCGCAACATATTATGTTGATGGTGACGAGTTACCTGAAGGTGTTTCTGTTGGTGACGAAAAAACACCAGCCGTTGATGCTTTCACAGAAGATAACGAACAACTTAACTGTATGGCTGTATCATCCGTTGAAGGTGATACAAACGTCGCTGGTGTGTTTGTTAATTGGGATAACGATGATGACGATTTTAACGATATGAATGTAGCTATGACAGGCGATATGGTTATCCGCATTGCACAAGGCACAACAGTCGCAAGGGGTGACTTGCTTATGTCGGCTGGTGATGGCACAGCCAAGCCACAAGGTGATGACATTGTTCGTAGCAAAACGGTTGCAAAAGTAATATCAACAAATGTTTCACATACATATGATGATGGTTCTTATCTTGTGCCATGCGTACTGATGGCGTGTTAAGATGCCAAAGCCCACCGTCACAGAAGTCAAAACCCAAATCGACACCCACGAAGCAATATGCGCTGAACGGTGGCAGGAAACTATCAATCGGATCAAGAGACTTGAGATGGTCATTCTTGGCAGCGCAGGAGCAATCATCATGTTGCTACTCAACATAGTATTTGGAGGATAGATCCAACTTTAACACACCATACATAGAGTCGGTTCAAAAAAGGAGAAAACAATGGACCCGATATCAACTGGACTAGCCGGGATTGCGCTAGTTCAAAAGTCGGTGGACTTCATCAAATCAAACATTAGTACCGCCAATGACATTAGAGATATCGCAGGAGCTATTGACGGACTATTTCAAGGTGAGAAACAAGTCCAAAAAGAACGATTCGGTAACAAATCACTACTCGGACAATCCAAAGATGCAGCCCATGCAGTCATTGACGCAAAGTTGGCGCAAGAAAAGTTAGAAGAGATGTCCATACTGATTGATAACCGCTTCGGTTACGGCACGTGGAGAGCCATTATTGCAGAACGCAATAAGCGAATCCAAGAAGAAAAACAGCAGATAGCAGAAGCTAAACGCAGAAAGCAGAAGGAACGCGAGAAAAACATAGAGATGATAAAGATGGGTTCTATCGTTATAGGTTCCATAATCTTGATTGTTCTTATCGCGGCTATAATCATTAAGGCACTGTAATATGAGTGAAACAACACAACCCGGAGTAGATTCAGAAATCAAGACCAAGCTGCAAGAACAAGCAGGTCTTGGTGATCAACCTGCAACCCTACCAGAGGGAACAACTTACACTCCCACAGCAAAGACTGTAGAAGCAGACGAGTTGGTAACAGGCCCTGTGCCTCTTGAAGCGAAAGAGGTAACTGCAGATCAAGTTACTGACACATTTGATGTTGTTCCTCCTCAAAAGACTGCTGCTGCTAAATATGAAGCGCAAACTATCGAGGGTACACCCGAAGCTATTGCTGCTAAAGGAACACTATCATCTGAAGCTGTTATTGGTGACATTCAGGGTCAAGTGTCTGAACAGTCTATCGCACAAGCCGCTACAGGTGAGCTTGATGAGAGGGCTACTGTCCGGTATCAGCTAGAAGAACTCTACAAGTCCTTTGAGGAAGGCGGAGAGCCTCCTGCGTGGGCAAGTCCTGCTGTCCGTAACGTTACAGCTATGATGCAATCTAGAGGTCTTGGATCGTCCTCGATGGCTGCAGCAGCTATGACACAAGCTGTTATGGAAGCAGGGATACCGATTGCAAAAGCAGATGCAGACAAGTATCAACAGATACAGTTGACTAATCTGAACAACCAACAACAAGCTGCTCTGCAGAACGCTATGACTTTTGCCGCTATGGACAAAGCGAACTTAGATGCCCGTATGACTGCTGCTGTGAACAACGCAAAAGCCTTCTTACAGATGGATCTAACCAACCTAACAAACGAACAAAAAACAAACGAAATAAATTATCAAGGCAAGTTACAGACTCTGTTCAAAAACCAAGCGGCTGAAAACGCTGCGGCTCAGTTCAACGCTAAGTCTCAGAATCAAATAGATACGTTCTTTGCACAACTAGAAGCGTCCATTGAAACATCAAACGCTAACAGAGATGCTGCAACTGCTCAATTTAACGTGAGTGAATCTAACGCTATGAAACAGTTTACTGCGTCATTGAATGATGAGCGAGATAAGTTCAACTCAAATATGGCGTTACAAGTTGAGCAGTCCAACGCACAGTGGCGACGGGATGTTAACACTGCAAACACTGCAGCAGATAATGAGGCTAACAGAATCAATGCTCAGAATCTGTATAATCTGACAAACGCTTCTCAAGCAGCATTATGGCAAGCCTATAGGGATGATGTGTCTTGGGCGTTGCAATACGCTGAGAACAAAGAGCAACGGCAACACCAGTATGCTCTGTTAGCTCTCGAACAGTCCGGCAACATGGACATATACGAGCAGAAAGCAACCTACGATGCAATGACAGAGTTGGGTAAAGGGCTTCTTTTAAATTGGTTTGATGATTAGAAAAGTGGTTAGTAGTTATGAGTGAGAAAAGTTTCCTAGAAAAAATACCTCTTGTTGGAGATGTCGTTGACATCATATTCGGCAGACCTGAACTACCGGAAGGTCAAACGGGCAAAAAGGCTGAATCTGCAGCCAGAGCTAAAGCATACAGAGAAACAGATATGCGGAGCACCAGTCCGGAAGTTACGTTAATTTCGTCTGGAGTTACTTCACGGAGCACAGCAGGGAGCCTAAACTTACAGTCTAGTTCTGAGCTTCGTAACGCAGGATTCAGTCAAGGAACTATTGATGCTTTTAACAGTATTTTAGCTGCCAACAACCAGAGCATATCTCGACAGATGCAAGTGGTAGGTCGTAGAGTTCCCTTTAAACGTCAAACAGGACCTACGATTAAAACTGGATTTATGGGAAGTGGACCCGGTTTACCTGCCCCTATAACGTACAAAGACAAAGAGGACACAACATGAGTAAACCTGCTTACACAAATAATTTTACAGGCGGCGGGTATGATCCTATGCAGAGACCTCCTAGTGGTCACAGTTTAACATTAGAGCGTGGTAATCAGCCGTTTGAAAAACCTCCGCAGTATACTAATCTTGCTAAATTTATGGAGGAATATATTGAACCTAAGTTTGCAACCAAAGATGTTCAAAACTCAGTGATTGAAGCATTGGCTGCTGGAACAACACCACAAGCTATGTCCAAGATGATTGCACTAGCTGCAGTGTCGGAAGGTTTAGCAAACATAGATCTCATTGAACTGGCAAGACCTCAGATAGAAATACAGGCGATTGCTACTGCTCTTAATTTTGACCCTGAGATGTCAATTAACTTTGGTACGACTGAAGGACCAAAAGATGTATCAGATGTGGGAGAACGACTGCAAGCGATGAAGCAGTTCAACCCAGAGAACTACAACAGAATTATGAGCAACATGCAACAACAACGTAAAGAAACTACTCGCAAACAGGCTGAAGAGATTGTCAGTAATCTTAGCCAAAACAAAAAGCAAAGTGGTGGATTCTTGTCAGTAGGGAAAGAAACATAATATGTCATTCTTAGATGTAATAACAGCGGGACTTTTAAAAGGTACTGGACAAGCACTACAAGTTGAATATGAAACAGGTGTTGAGTCGAAGCGTCTAGCTGAAGAAAAATTAAAAGAACGTCAAGAAAAATTACTTGAGACTATAAGAGACAATAAAACCAAAGAACAAGAAGCTGTAATAGCTGGTAACTTTGTTGTTGGTTCTGATGCGTTAGAAGCATTTTCCGGACAGAAAAGAACTATGTTTGGAGAGGCTGGTGAAATGTTCTTGAACCCTAACTCTAACGGTTACAAGGCTTACAAACTAGGTACAGATTACGCCTCATCAAAACAGTCTTTTAGCAGTATTATTGACACACAATATACGGATATTAATGGTCAAAAATCTAACCTCTTCGGAGACTTATTTTTTAGGCATGTAGACTCTGAGACTGGTCAAATAAAACCAACTGCACAACCTCACGACGTTAAAATATATAATACAATAAGAAGTGGTCTTATTTCAAACTTAACTGCTGCTCAAATGGATCTTCGACAGAAGGCTGTGACACAAGAGGGTGGAAAAGATATTATTCCAAATCTTTACAAAGAGTTTGAACCTGAAATTAATAGAATGAAAAGTATGGGAGCATCTGATGCTTTTATTAATGAGGTCTTTACATCAGCACTTGGGCTCAGTGAAAGAGAACAGCAATTTTACTTTGGAAGATATCAAGATGGAGGCAACAAAGTTTCTGCAATTAATTTTAGTTCTCCCCCAACCGATCAAGAAAGAAGCATAGCAGATAGTATATCTGTTAACTCAAACCCCCATGAAAACGTAGATCAAGTTAGTAATGAAAAAATATTTGAGGCTCAAAATATAGCAAATAATATCAACTCTAAAAATTACACCTCTGTCGATGTTTTAAACAGTGCTAGTAACATATCTCGTCTCCTTGTTGATGGTAAAATTGATTATATAACAGGTGATCCTAGAAGAAACTTTAAAATAGTTGGAGGCGAAAGTGTTAGAAAAGAAGTGCAGAACACCTTGAAGCCTATAATGGCATTACCTTCTGTTGGAGATAGAATATCTCTTGTAGCTCTAGCAATGCCTGATGACTTTTTAGAAAACAAGTCAGCAGGAAGAGGCACAGCCTACGCTCAAAAAACAAGTGTTGAATTTGAAAAAGATATTATTTCAGGAATAACTGGCATCGAGGACATTGCCAAGTACCAAGACACTTTAACATTACGAGTCAAAAATTTCGGCACTCTAACATCTAGATTAAACACTATTGATAGTCTTCTTGTTGGATCAGATCCAGCAGTTCCCGGCGTTATTGGTAACATTATGTTAACTATAGACGCTGTTTCTAAAACATTTGAGGAAGCTACAGGTCTTCTTGGTTTAATTACTGAAGATAATAAGATGTCCAACACCTATCAGGACAGTAAAAAAGAATTTGCACAATACGAAACATTAGAAGATTTCAACGAGGTTTTAGCATCAAAAACCACTCAAATAGAAAAAACTAGAATGTTGCGTTACCTTTTGGTTGAAACAGTTTTTACCATTGCTAGAACTCTTGAAAACCCAGAAGGAAAAGGTGCACGACTCTCCAAATCAGATATCGATGCTATCATTGAGGCAACTAACTTTGGTGCAAATTTTACAAGTGCTGAACAGATTATGGCAGTCACAAAGCTGTTAAAAAAGAGAATGTCCTATGACCTTGCAGAGGCTGAACATCTTATAAAAAACTTTAACGCTGAAAATATTCAAGCGGCTAAATTTTTACGTCGCCAATCAGGTAAAGCAAGTGATCCTACTTTTATGATGGATTTTGATGAAAATAATCCAGACAGTCAAAAAGCAGCGTTCACTGACTTCCTTATTGATTTACAAAGTGATATGATTCAAAAACCAGTTGAAAGAGATCCTGTAACGGGAGAGCCCCTAACATCAAACACACCTTCTCAACCAAAACCAGAAGAAAATGAAATAGAACAGTTACAAATCGATAGGATTAACAAAAAATCCGGCTCCGCTTACGCACAATAATAGGACTAGTACATGTCAGAAACAATAAATTTATCTCCTCTTAATACCACAGACGAAGATAAGAAACTGTCAGATCTTTCTCCAGAGACACCTGCAGAAGAACCGCCACAGGAGGAGAAAACTCCAGTCGCAACATCTGCACAGGTAGAGCAGTTAGAACTTGCCGATAGTGTTGTTGACAGTGAAAACGCCCGGCAGGATGACATTAAAGTTATCCAAGAAAAAATGGCTGCTGATACTCAAGTAGAACAGACGGTAACACAAGCAGAGGGTCCGGAAGATTCTGAATCTTTTCTGTCTAGTCTTGCTACATCCATCATGCAAACTCCTCCCGTCGTAGCTGCCACCAAGTTAGCAATAGACACGATACAGACTAGAGCTCTGTTTGAAGAAGACAGAGGCGGTGTGCTGTCTCCTAAGTTTTTCAAGGATGGACAGCCCACTATGGCAGCGGAGCAAGTTCTAAAAAGTTTTTACTCTGTAGGTGATGAGGCGTTAGACAGAGCGTTTTATGGCATCATTACTCATCCAAGAACATTAGGCGTTTTAACTGTACGCAATTCAGATGGCACAATCATCCCAGAAACTATTCGTAAAGATGGTAAAATTAATCCTGCTGCTGCACTACAGATTGCAAATAAAAGATATAATGAGTCCAAAGATGGATCGACCAGTAACTTCATAGACTTCACCGGAGAGGATGATGATAGACGTTTTGCTCTTCTCGGAGCTAGTAAGGCTAAAGTTGTTGTCATTCAAGGAACTCGTGATGATAAAGATGCAGTGTATACAACTATTCCCGGATATGGCCCCGGATATTACCTGTTCTCAAATACAACGGATGTAGCTCGAAACGCATACCTTAGAGGCTTCATTGATCCAGACGGAAATGAAAGCACGAGCACTCTAGACGAACGAACTCAAAATATTAGCGATAACCTAATTGACACTTCTGGTAGATATGCAGAACTGTTAGACGAAGTGCCAGATGTCACGGACGCAAATAGAATACTTGCAATAGCAGCTAGAGGTGCTAGAGGTGCAACTGAGACAGGAGTCGGCATACAAAGTTTTGCAGCAGGTTTGTTTAACAGTGCTGTGAGTATTGCAGCTGGCATAGCCAAAGCAGAAATGGGGGCTGCTGGAATGACAGCAGAAGCGTTAGCCAGAAATCCCGACGCAAGTGCTGCAGCTAGACTATCAACACGAATGTATATGGATGCTGTAGATGATACCTCAGAAGATTTCAAAATAGAGACTATTCCAGAACAGTTTGCACAGGAAGCTCAAATACCTGTAGAACTAGCTGAACGTATCTTTGCGTATGACGAAACTTTTAGAGAGAGAGCCGTTAAGCTCTTCCCAGAAGTTGCAACATTTTATGGTATCTTTAAATCTGTAGGAACAAAATCAACAAAGAAAGCGTATGAAGAGTTTCAAGACTTCGTACGTAAACAGCCGGAGTTTCTCAACGACTCTGATGATGTCATAATCAGTAAGTTTCAGAACCAAGACGGTCTTTACGATACTATACTCGCTAGACACGTTGACGAACGCATGGGTAGAAGATCTCTTAACCCGTTAAACTTTTTTAGAAGTGCTGGGCAACGTAGAGAGGCGATAGAGAAAAAAATTGGTCGTGGCTTTAGGTTTACAGAAGAGGGTCTTGCGGAGATTGAAGAGCAGTCCTCCAAACGTGTTGCATCTCTTTTAGAGGAAGCACAAGATATTGAGGACCAACTACAGATAATTGCTCCACAGTTCGGACGACCCGCTTTGACTACATCAGAACGGTTTGTTCTTAACACTAAGAAGTTAAATCTCACAGGTAAAGCAAGTTATGAAAAGGTGTTTGGTGTTCCGTTTACAAAGTTTGATGATCTTGGTTCAGAAGTAGTTTCTTTCGGAGGTGCAATCGCTGCTATATCTGTTGTGGAGAATTATTTTATTGAACCCGACTTTGATGCTACTACATTTTTAGTTACGAGATCAGGATCTGAAATAGGAGGTGCTGTTTTAGCTCCTATCCTGTTCGAGACAGTTAAAAGACCTTTTAGTGCAACGGCTTTAAACGCTGCTATAGATGTAGCTGATTTCACAATGTCTGCAATGATAAGCGGTAAAACAGATAGAATAAAATTTAGGGATGCATTTCCTAAAGCTACTGTAGGATCTGCCGCGTACAAACAAGCTCTAAGCATATATGACACAATATTTGAAGGTCTCAGTGCTTCTGAACGTAACGCACTTTTGAGCGAAGGAAGTGATGCCACTGCTTTCATAGATGACATCATGGACATAAAAGACCCATTAACAGGACTAGCAGCCTTCGAGAGAAGTGACCTTGAGCTAACGTTAGGTGCTGCTCTTAACAGTCCTGTTCTCAACTCTCTATACCAAGCTACATTAGGTGTTGTAGACATTAAAGACCAATATGATCTTGGAAAAAGTTTGTCCACTCAAAGTGAGCTTATCAATCGACAACAAGTTACTCGTGATAAGATGCAGAAAGTTCTCACCAGCATCGTAAATCCTGAAGAAAATTTGTCTCCAGAAGGATTGAGAATGTTTAAGATGTTAGAAAAAGGACTAGCACAACAAGAAGTAGCAATAGAGAGACAGCTAGAATCCTTTAACAAATCTAGAGAAACCTACTTCAATTTACTCAAAGAAACTATCGGTGTAAATGAAACTCGTAAGATAGAACTAACAGGGGTTCCCAGTAGTAAAAAAGCATTTGAAGCATTTGAAAGAGACTTCAGAGTAGATGCTCTAGGAGATGATGGACTACCTGACATTGAGAAGGTAAGACTTTTTAATGCTAAATTACTCCAACTTCAGCAAGCAGCACAAGAAAACTGGGACAATCAACTTAAATTGTTTCGGTCTGGTCAAAACGCATACGGTGATGATTCTATAGAAACATTTCTGTTCGACTACCATGCAGGGTTAAAAGTTGCAGATCGCACCGCTTATAAAGAAGCCTACGCATTAGTCGATGACAAACATTCTGATGTTTATGTCGATGGTTTCAACCTTCTCAACAGAATCAAAAGCGGAAGAGCTTACGAGTATATGACCAGCGATGAGTTGTATGACGTGAGCACTGATGGTCTTGAACTTATCAATACACCCACAGGGGATGCTGCGTCTGTCTTAGTAAGCAAGATAGGAGTTAGTAAGTCCGTACCGCAAGAACGTCAGTACATGGCTCTTATGGAAGCGGCTGCACATCGTTTCTTCGTGCAACGTGCTGGGCAACAAGCTGGTAACAACATGAGAAAGAACATTGTAGATGCTTTTGTTGATTTACCCGAAGAAGTAAGAGAGGCGTATCCTTTACAGAGTTCTCGTAACATTGATGTCTGGGAATGGCAGAAAAAATACTTTGCTGAAGAGTCCTTCGATAACGTACCCGACGAGTTGAAATCTTTGTTTGGATTTACAGATCAAGCTCAAATGAGAAACTACGCGGACTCCATGCAACTACCTTTGAATTTTTCTGAATTAAATACTCTCGACAGTGTGGTTGGAAGAGGCCGATTTAAAGCAGGACAGACGGGGGCTACTGAACTTGAAAGAGTCATGGGCGGTATTCAAGAATCTATACGTCTAGAGAGATCACAAGGTCTTCGCTCTAGAACTACAGGTGATTTCATCGATGACGCAAGACGAGACGAAATCGAAACTGACATAGCCGCTGCAGATACCAAATTTAAGATATACCAGAAAAGACATAGCTCTAGAGACACCTCTAATAAAGGCGGTAAAAATCCACTGGTCAAAGCACAAGAAGATGGTATTCAAGCAGAGTACATGACTGATGTTCTCAATAAGATGGGAGAAACAACAAGCCCGCAGAAGTTCTTTGAAAGGCAGGAAGGTCGTAATCTTGTAAAACTATTTGGAGAATGGGATGAAGCTACTGGTCAGTTCTATTTAATCGAAGGGTCAAAAGGGGCGGAGGACTTGAAAGAGCTCATGCGAAATTCGTTCCTTTCTCACATGTTGGGAACTGCCGGAGGTAAGTACGTTACATCATTTGCAAAGTTAGATCCATCTAAGCAATCATTAGGGGTATTCACAACTTATGATGGTATTGTTCAACTAGATGACGTTGCAGGTGATATGCTCCAGAGAACAGTTATTGAGAATCCCGTCAAAACTATGAGAGCTATGGAAGCCATACCTACATATACACGAAATGCTGACGGTGTAATGGAAAGTGCGGGCTCCCTGTTTAAGGAAACAGACGAATACTTCCCTATAGGAAGATATGAAAACATTGAAAACGTACCTATCTTTAGCCAACAATTAGGTGAAAGTGTTAAGTATCTAGATGAAATAACAAAAGAGTCAGAAGATTACATAAATACTTACGTTAAAATCTATCGAAACCATGCGAAAAAGTTACAGCAGGAAATAGGTAAATCGGGTAATTTTGAAGAAATTATCTATGAACAAGCAACAACTGATACAGGTAGAGTTGTTCTCTCTGGCTTCAGAGAAGCACTGCCAGAAGCTGAACGCGAGGCGTTCGATCTCCTAATAAACAAGTCTGTGCGTCGTGGCACATATAGAAAGCTGCAGGTAACAGACGGTGAGGGTATTGACATTCTTAAATTAGACAAACTTTTTAGTGACGACAGAGCACTTGAAGCATTGAGAGAAACCAGCCCGAACGTAGTCAAAAGCCTTGAGTCTATAAAGAAGTTTACTGATAGAGTATATCCACCAGACCATCCTCTTAGACTTACAGGAAAGCCCCTACCGTTTAACATTGAATCAGGTTTCAACAAGCTGTGGCAGGTTATGCGCCACCAAGCCAGCTTTAGATGGTTAGCACTTGAGGCTCTTTTTAGAACAGGTAGAAAAAAGAAGTACGACGCATTTGTTACAATGTTAGGTGATCCAGAAATAACAGAAACATTTCTCAAAATACTAGAAGATGGTGTTCAGCCTAAGACAGCAAAAATGAATAGAGCACTAGAACGTTTTAATAGAGCTATGACACGTAATGTTGTTATCAACGCTGAACTAAATAGAGAAGGTATCACAGAGCGTGAAGTTGAACGCCGTGAAGAGGCGGGAGAACGAGGATTCCGATTCGCGCCCCAGCAGGATGCCATTTACGGGGGTCCTAAAAACATGATCGAAAGATTAGATCACATAAACAAAATGAACACAGTAGCACCAATGGGAGTAACACAATGAAGACCTACTACAACGGCCCGAAAGGGATGAGGTATGGCGGCAGCACTCGGAAACCGATGATGTATGGCGGTATGCCCAAAAAACGCAAGAAGAAAATGATGGGCGGCATGAACACCGGAATGTCAACACCGATGCCCATGAACAATATGATGAACCGTCAGAAGATGGCTATGGGTGACAAAGCTAAACTAGCTGGCATGTATGGAGATCCTGACAAGATTACACGTGGTGACATCATAACTGCGGCTAAGAAGAATAAGAAAAAAACCGCATAAAAAAAAGATCGGGGCTAACCCGACCTCTACACGAAAGACCCCGGCAGGTTAGTTCTTGCCGGGGTTATTTTTTGTCTCTCTACAGCCAGTCAAAGTGCTTCTGTATCGTCTCTATCTTTTCTTCTGCAGAAGCTATCTTCTCTATCTGTGTCTCGATAGCCTCCACGATATCGGGGTGCTCTCCGATACCTGCAGCGTTGTTGAGGTAGACATCAACGTTTGCTTTCGCTACAGCTATCTCACCCCGTAGTTTAAGTACCAGTGCTTCCAACATCTTGTGGCTCCTCTACGCTCTGTTTCAGAACCGCTGTGAACGTCTGGTGTGCTGCGTTCAGCTGTGCTATCTGAAACTCTAGTTGACTTCTCTTTGTGTGGATATCAGAGAGTTGCGAAACAAAATACTTCTGCTCGTCTGTGAAGTTATCCAAACTAAATTCTTTATCGTCGATTACTACTTTTGATGATTCACTCATGTTTACATTCCTGCCATTTCAGTTAGGGTGTTGATTAGACCTATTGACAACAAGACAGCTGCCGCTGCGTTGATTACAATGATAGCTCTGTCGTGCCACATCAATCCAACAATAAGCCACAGCACAGTGCCTATCAGTGAGAACACGAAGTCAAGCTCTGAGCTCCACATCGATGCCCTAACAGATATTGCTGCTAGTATAAAGAAAGTGCCAACCCACTTGATGTACCAAGATAAATCTCGATACGGAGTTACTTTACTCGTAAATCTTGTGGCCTGTTTCTTTGTGTCTTTTCGTGCCGCTTCTGTCATAGTACCAGTCTCTTTCATAGGGGCTTTGCTCCAAAGTGCATAAAGGGAGAGATAGCTGTCTGGGATCGTTCCTAGCAGCTTCTCGTTCTTTGTTTTCGTCACGTGACGTATCCATTCGATTTCTCCATTATCTCTTCTCCTTTTGTTTTTAGATAACGTAGAAGGGATGCAACCTTCCATGTATCCGTAAACTCAGGAGCTTGTTCTTCCATTGTTTTTGTAAACTGTTCTGCGTTCACATAGTCCATCTCCATCTTGATATCACCAGATCGGGTCATACCCATACGGAGAGAGAACAGATCATCTATCTTAGTTGTCTGTTTAGTTTTCATTTCACGTCCTTTAACTCGCTAATTGGTATGTTGTAGCAGTCAGCACGGAACGTGTAATTGTTACGAGTATCAACCTCTCCACGCTTATGGCGAGTTGCAGATTCGTAGAACTCAGACTTTGATATACTGCCTAGTATCCAAGCCCGCTTCATGTTGTGCAACACTCTGACAAAGACGTATTCGTCACAGTCTTGGTCTGATCCGTGTGCAGCAACAGAACAATCATAGTATGATAAAGGAGCAGAGTCACACCGTTTGGTCTTGACATCGATACGTTTACCGTCGTGCATCAAGTCGTAATCAAACGTGTTGCTGGGCGTTGCATTGAGATGGTTCTGTACGATTACCTCGCCAAGACTTCCCAAAACGTTGCTCGTGCCATTGGTGATGCTGCCGGACAGAAACTGCATCTGTGCAGCTTTCTTTGCAGCTTGCTCCATCATTTCTTCAGTAATGTCTACAGATATAATCATCAGCTTCTCCTGTATAGTGATTTAGTATTCTTCCAGATGTATCTAGGACATCTATCATAATAGTAAATTTGATGGTGTTCACGAGAATTGTCAACACATCTATACTCACAACGTCGGACTAGAACATTTTGTGCACCGTCCATCGGG